TTGCAAAAACATGAAGCCAGTAATAGAAAAGTTTATTTCAGAAAATTCAGACATAGAGTACACAGTTATTGATGTAGACAGTCAGTCTGACCTAGTTAAAAAGTATGAAATACAAACAGTCCCTACATTTATTTCAAAGATTGATGGAAAGATTCACGACAGAATTAGTGGGATTGCATCAGAGTTTAAATTAAAATCAATGTTTGGGTAGTTTTTAGTCATACCCAGGACCTTGTATTAAGCAGATAGTATTTTTGATAAAGCGTTCATAGTCGCTGCAATTCTTCCGATATCACGCAATTGATCAACACTGTATCCTTCTTGCTTTAATGTTTCATAGTGCGCTTTAACACAGAAATGACACTTTCCTACAATGGATGAGGCAAGAGAATAAGCCTCAAACTTAGCCTTTGTTGTTCCACCATGAGACGTAATGGCATTCATTCTAAGTTGTGCTGGAAGCCCCTTAAGATTTGAATCATCTGCCATTTCTATATAGGGATACCAAACATTGTTCTGTGCCATAATAGATCCTGCAGAAAGAGCAGCATTTTTTTCTACTTCATCAGTTGCATTTGCAACCAAGAATGCAAGAAGTTTTGAGTTACCAGTGGAAAATGCTGCAGCAATAGAAAGGTATAATGCCTGATCAGAATCAATACTAGATCTATTAATTACTGCATCAAGATTTAATCTGATGTCTTTGGCATATTCTGGAAGGTTTTCATTCAACTGACCAACCCATGACATTATAGTGTGTCTCCACCCAAAGGTCTGTTGCATGCACACAGTTCTCCAGTCTGAAGTGCATCAAGAACACGAAGTGCCTCATCTGCATTACGACCAACATCAAGATTGTTCACTGTAATATGTTGAATAGTATTTTCTGGATCAACAATAAACGTTGCACGATATGTTACACCAGATGAATGATGAACGCCTAGATCTCCAGCCAACTGATGTGCTGTGTCTGCAAATGCCCATGAGTTTGTCTTACGAAGATCGTCATGTGCATTACGCCATCCAATCTTACAGAACTCGTTGTCTACTGATCCAGTCATTAGTACAGCATCTCTATCGTTAAAATCATTTACAAGTGCATCATATGCGACAATTTCAGTTGGGCATACAAAAGTAAAGTCTTTTGGATAAAAGACAATGATCTTCCACTTTCCAGGAAATGAATCCTGTGTTAGTACTTCAAATGATGAATCATCATATGTTAATGCTCCAGGCTTAACTCCAGTAACAGCAAAGTTGCCTAACTTATCTCCGATAGTTTTCATTTCTTACCTTTTCTTTTAGTTTAGTAAAACAAATTTAAGGACAATATAGTGTTGCAACACGCTACAAAAATGTTTCCCGACATAAAAATAGCGACCATATTGTCACATTACAATTATACCATGTGCACCCCTGGCAGGAATCGAACCTGCGACGCTTGGCTTAGAAGTCCAACGTTCTGTCCACTGAACTACAGAGGTTTGGCTGGGGATGCAGGCATCGATCCTGCGACATCCGAATTAACAGTTCGGCACTCTACCATCTGAGTTAATCCCCATCAGTACATCTGGAAGGACTTGAACCTTCGGCTCTCTGCATATAAGGCAGGTACTCTAACCAACTGAGTTACAGATGTGTAGTACACCAGGTAGGACTTGAACCTACGATAACCGAATTATGAGTTCGGGGCCTTGACCAACTTGGCTACTGGTGCTAGTACCTACTTGATAAGCAACCCAAAAAATGTACCAACCAAAAAAGATAAAAAGGCCACAGTCCAGTAAAACTGACTCTTTACATGCTCTTTAATTATATACAATTTTAGTTCTTCTGGGATTTTATTTAGTTTGTCGTAATCTATCATATATAAAGTATACCCCAACCTATAGTTATAGTCAAATCGAAAACTATTTGAAAAGATTAAATATCTTTTTTCTGTTCTTTACTTTTTCTCCATACACGTTCTTTCCGTTTAAATATAAAGAATGTGTATCATCTTGTTCTTTTGCAACACCATCGTTGCTTCTACTCTTACTAAATAGATCCACCTGATTAATCTTTTCCCAAGTCTGAGCATCCTTATATTCAATCTTAAACTCTTCAAATTCAGAGATTTTTATTGGTATGAAGCACATCACTGGATAATCTTTTGGTATAGAGATGTCTTGATTAATAGCAGTCATCTTCCAGTTCATTGGGAATGGAAAAGCAGACCAATCTGTTTCAACTATGCCAGTACATGGATGCATTCCGTCAATCCACATATTGCTAGGACCAGACATTAGCAGCGAGTATCCATCTGGTGTTTCAAAGTACCCTCTAGTTCCACCAAAAGTTATTACGCCTTCTCCAAAATTATTGTTTGCAATAGAATTATCTACTGGCTGTCCAGTTTTTGTATTGGTTATCTTTACACTTCCAGGCATTGGGTTTCCATTCCAATTAAAGGTGATGTCTTCTTCAAGACCATAGTACCAACCAAGTGTGTTTCCAAGCATCATTGGTGGACAGTTAAGCCCACCACTGTTCTTCATCCACTCTCTTTTTACTGGAAGTGGGGTTGCAGTTCTATCATTTCCTGGAAACCTATAAATATTTATATACTTATCCATTTTATTTTCCAGTATACATTTGTCCAGAAGTTTTGATTTGCATACCTTTTTCGTTTGCAGCCCAAAGCGTCGATATATATCTTGTTTGATCAGTAACTGTCTTAACACCATGCCTATACTTTGTTGTTCCTGGATGAATAACCAAATCTCCTTGAGTCGGATGGTATTCAATTCCAATTTCTGGATAATATATTTCTCCACCAGGAACGTCATTGTGATATATAGCAGTGTTAAATAAAATAGTTTCTTCATCAGTTTCATCTATCTCACTAAAGTCAGCATGGACAAACATATCCTGCCCTTTTGTCATTCTATGAATAGATCCAGGGGTGCCATAAGAAAGTTTTCCACCAAACTTAAACAAACATGAAAACCTAGTTGTTATAATATCTGATAACTTTTTTATCTCTGGGTTTCCTAATGCGTTTAGATATTTACCGCTATACCAACCAGAGTTTTCTTTCCACCACTCTTCTTCATCAACAGAGTTTGCAAAATTTAGATAGACCTCAGACTCATAATCTTTAACAAAGTTATGAATTACCCAAATCTTTTCTTCAATTATTTCTAGATTAGGATTGTCATAAAGTATTGTCATGATAAAGGCCTAGGAGGTAGTTTCATTGCCTCTTTAGGGTCATTGTTAACGAGGTCTGGTTCAACTTCTACAAACTCTCCAGTCTTTGGATCCTCAAATACGTACTGTGCTTTCTTTAGTTCCTCTGCCTTTTGATCATAGCCAAACCCAGTCGTAATATATCTTTTTGGTCCAGCAAGAAGTGTTCGTACTCCGTGATCATATTCTTTTCCAGTTCCAGGGAATAGAACTAAGTCTCCAGGGGTAGCCTTGTAGTCAATGCCTAACTCTGGGAAGTAAAGTTCCCCTCCATTAAACTCATTAAGATAAACAACCATTGCTAATATGCAGTAGTTATTATGTCCAGAGGTTTCTCCAATTTTTTCTCCATGCTCATCATGTAGATCTCTAATCTCTGTAGGGTTATCAGTATGAATAAACATTCCCTGACCTTCTGTAAGTCGATGAAGAGAACCAAAAGCCCCAAGGTATACATCATCCTGTAGATAAGTTTCGAGTTTGTCAGAAAGTTTTTGTGCCAACGGCTTTAGTGGTGATGACTCGTCTATAACAATAAACTTCCCAACCCACCAGTTTCTATTCTTCTTCCACCACTCTTCTTCTTCAAGGGTTTCGGCATAGTCTATGTAGGTCTTTCTATCTTCTTCAGATATAAAATCTCTAACAACCCAAATGTTTTCGTCAATCTTTTCTACATTTGGGAGTGCATCTTCTTTTACCATTTTTAACAATGGCGTAAACTTTGTCATTTTATCCCATAAATCTTGTTCCATAGCCTAACTCCGTTCTTCCTTAGATTACTTTTATGATTCTCTTACTGATTGAAGGGCACCAAAAACTATCTGCTCTCTCAATAATGCTTGCTTGCGCTCAAACTTTGACAGGTATGGCTTTTTTTGTATTCTTTTTTTATTGCTTGATGCTCTTTTAGCCTTGTGCTGAGAAACTTTATTATTTGATTTTTTCATATACTAATCATACCATAACTTTCTTTTTAAGACTTGGACCCATCCCATGTACCAATCTTAGTAGTAGGGATATCATGATCATTCCATAGCCTAATAACGTTTGGATTATCATCTATAGCATGCAACACATCCCAATGATTTTTAATTTTATCAAGCATATCTTTTTTTGCTTCATAGTCTGGCCTGTTATCATCGTCTGCTCTCATAAATAGAGCATGAGATCTTAAGTTGTTTTTTGCAAGCCACATAGATGTTAGACCACGATACTTTTCTTTACGGGATGTTACTACAAGAATTGCATGCCTATCTGCTGCAGCATTATTTAACATTTCTACTACATCTAGGTTTGGCAGGGCATCAATAGAGGCCTCATGGAAGGCATCGTAATCCTTATTAGAGCCACGAATATGGTGCAGATATGGATCTACATTAGCAAGTGTTCCATCTACATCAAATATGTAGGCAGTAGGCTTCATGCTAGTCCTGGTTAACTCTGTAGGTCATAACAATATAACATGCCACATATCCAAGAATAAATGCTGGAATTAAAAATAGTGCATTAATCATGTCTACTCCTCCTGTCTATTAAAAAACTCAGTCATGTAGTTATCTTCTCCTCTTGCAATTCTAGCAGCAGCAATACGCATACCTAAAGCATTTGTTACTGAAGCATCAATAGGTATGGCCTCAATAGACCTTGCTATTTCTTCTCTTAGTGTCATTTCATCTATACTCATACATTCATTATACATCAATTCCAGTATTGTGTCAATGCAGTTGAGTGCTATAATACTTGTATGTCTATACCTAAAGTTAGCAACATTTTTTCTCAGTCCGAACTAGACTTTTTTACACAAAAGATTAATGGTTTAGTTACACCTTTGCATAAGGATGGTAGTTATGTTTACGATGAATCATCCGATGTATCAGTTTCAAGATATCTTGGAAGAATTCAGACTGGGACTCTTTTTATTGAAATACCAACAAGTATTCGTGAAAAGTTAACTAAGATTGCTAATGATAACTTAGATTTTAAAAATGATCTATCTCAAATAACATATGTAGAGTACAACAGTATATACGGAATTCCAGACTTGCCACCACATTTTGATGGAGATAGTAATGATCTTATTATTAATTGCCAACTATTTTCAAATACCTCTTGGCCAATAGGAATTGGAACAAAGACATATGATTTAGAGGATAACTCGGCATTAATTTTTAATGGCAACACTAATATTCACTGGAGACCACACAAAAACTTTAAGGCTGGTGAATATGTTAAGATGCTTTTTGTTAGATTTTGCAACTCAAAAATTTTATCAGACTACTCTGATAAAATATACTCACAGGACCATGACATATTTAAAGAAGTGCGATCTATAAGAGATGGTAGCCCCACAGGGACTTGAACCCTGTTCACCAAGATGAAAGCCTGGTATCCTAACCTATGGACGATGGGGCCCTAAACTATTCTTTTAAATCTTTAATCCAGGACTCTGTGTCAATCATATAGTAAGTCCCCCACCACTCGTAAGGCTTATTAAGATACTTCCACATTTTTGCATGGTACTTATAGGCAAAGCCTAACTTACCTTCTTCATCTAAATCAATAGCCTTAACTAAGTGATTACCTGCATAGCCACCAAAGAAGTTACCTATGACTCTTAGTGGCCATATCTTAGTCTTCTCTATCTTTGTTGTGTGTTTCATCTTTTTCCCACACCTTTTTTCCGTTTTTGTATACAGGCCAGTAACCCAAGGCTCTCCAGTCCATCTTCGTAATCTTAGGTTCTCTTGGCACACCACACCTTGTAATCACTCATAGTTTGATGGGTATCCCAGTACTCAATGTTTTCTTTATCCATCCCGCAGTTTTTGCAGATCATTGTCTATGCCTCTTCTTATTACCAAACTTAGACTTAACTTCAGCCTTAGCCTGATTAACTATGGCGTTCGTAATGTCTTCTAAATTAAACTCTTGGTCAAACTCTGCTTCGTTCATGGTCGTGCAGTCCTTTCAAGGTAGTCAATGACATCACACTCTACATCACAAAGATCAAGAGAGATAATCTCTGCCACAATGTCTGATCTGAGGGAGTTCATCACTGCTCTCATTAACTGTTCCTCAAAGTTTAGTTCAAGATCAACATACTTAACCCAAGGCTTGCGTAATGTATATGGTCCTATTTTCATTTCAACTCTTTCTCAATAGCCTGAATAGTTGGGCAAGGATAGGTAACTTGAGTCCAAGAATAACCATCATCATCTACATCAACGCAATTCATTGCACATAATCCTTCTTTGTCAGGCTTATGTAATTCCACTACTGCACGAAGGGCGTATATTGATTGAGCATCACCATTGTAAAGTGCAACCTCTAACCTACGATTAATTTCAATCAGCAATTCATCGTGTGTCATTAGTAACCTCCAAGGCATTCGTTGCGGGTATGAAACAATCTAATCTTTGTCATAATTTTGCGGGATGGAGCATAAAGATCATCTTTACAAGCACTACACTTATAAGACCATTCCCCAGTAAAGAAGTCATGTACATAACCCTTAGCGTTAGCATACTTCTTGGCTACAAAGGTTTGAAATGGATCGGGTATATCGTAATGTCTAGGCATCTCGTCTCCAGTGTAGGTAAGATCTAATATAAACAGCACCATAGGCTACTGCTGCAAAGATAAACCCGTACTGATCTGTTACTAGGGCATAGGCTATCCATAAACACTCGTTGAACAATAGAACAAACCATCCCCAAAGAGTTTTTCTACCCACAAAATAAATGCCAGACACGCCAATACAGGCAAGTACCCAGTGTGCATAGTCAGCAATCCATTGAATCATATATCCAGTATACCTTAAAGTAGTGGTTTAGTCAACTTGTCTGCCCTTGGTTTTTACCCAAGTGCCTATTTTATTTGTCTTTACTTTATCTCTTAATACTTCTGCAAAATCAGTTGCTATTTCAGACCCTAGGTATTCTTCGCCTGTTTCCATATCAACTAACTTCCATTTTTCTGGAGCCTTAGTATGTATAATTAAATCAACTGGCTTTTCAAATGACTCTACTTCTGACCCATTTTTAAGTATTCTTTTATTCATTCTATGAAACAAGGCCCATAGATAGGTGGTCTAAGCAGACATCTGCAACCACATAGTCTGCGTGGTCAACCACAACATCATAATGTGTTGCGTCTTTAGGACAAAAGAAACACTTAGACTTATTCATATATTCATTATATCATAAATCAAGTATCCAAATATAGCATGATATAATGGTAAAATGGCTGTTCTTACTATACAAAACTTATTGCTCAAATTTGGAGCAGGCAAATCTCCAAGGTCTGCAGACTATATTGATCTTATTGATACACTTGCTGATGATAGAAATGCTGTTTATTTTTCTTCAACTGCACCGACAGATACAGAAGCAAATCGAATTTGGTTTAACACAGACACACAAATCCTTAGTATTTATGACGATGGTGGCTGGGTAACTGCAGGTGGAGCACAGGGACCACAAGGTCCAGCAGGTGTAAAGGGTGATACTGGTTTAACAGGTGCTACTGGACCACAAGGTCCAAAGGGTGATACTGGAGATACTGGTGCTACTGGAGCACAAGGAATTCAGGGTCCTGCTGGTGCTAAAGGTGATACTGGAGAAATAGGACCAGAAGGAGCAGCAAGTACAGTAGCAGGACCACAAGGTCCAAAGGGTGATACTGGAGATACTGGGCCTGCAGGAACAACTAACTATAATCAATTAACTAATCTTCCAGATCTGACAGTATTAGCAACTAAGATTTATGCAGATAACGCTGCAACTACTGCGGTAGCAGCAGCAATCGATTCAGCACCTTCAACACTAAATACTCTTAATGAATTAGCAGCAGCGATCAACGATGACGCATCATTTGCTTCTACTGTAACCACTGCTCTTGGAACTAAGGCTCCAATTGATTCCCCAACTTTTACGGGGACTGTAAATGGAATAACAAAATCAATGGTAGGCCTATCTAATGTAGATAACACAACTGATGCTCTTAAGCCTATTTCATCTGCAACTCAGACTGCATTAGATGCTAAGTTGTCATCAGCAACAGCATCAACTACATATGAAACAATATCTAATGTAGCACTAAAAGCACCTTTAGCCAACCCTACATTCACAGGTACAGTATCTGGAATAACTAAATCTATGGTTGGCTTAGGTTCTGTCGATAACACAGCAGATACCGCAAAACCTGTTTCTACAGCAACTCAAGCAGCACTTGACGCTAAATTATCTACTGCAACTGCAGCATCTACATATATAACAGCATCTAGCACCAATACTTTAACAAATAAAAGAGTTACAGAAAGAGTAACTACAGTATCAGACTCTGCTACACCAACACCAAACTCAGACACTGACGATATGTATATTATTACTGGTTTGACTCAAACAGCAACCTTTGGGGCACCAACTGGGACACCCACACAAGGACAAAAGATTATGGTTAGAGTAAAGGATAATGGAACTGCCAGAACATTAGCATGGAATGCTATATATCGTGCATCGTCTGATTTATCTCTACCTACAGTAACTGTAGCAGGCAAGACAATGTATCTTGGTTTTATCTATAACTCTACTGACTCTAAGTGGGATTTGTTGTCGAGGATGAATAACTTCTAAAATGGCAATAAGAAAGAAAATTTGGATGTATCCAGATCCAAACCCAACACTTGGAACACACTTCGAGAACAACCCAGCACACGATATATCATGCACATCAGAGTTAGATTACATTAGAGTCGGTGGATATATCTCTGCAACAGGTGGCAATCAATATATATATGGTTTTGTACCAGTAACTGGAAGTTATGTTGTTCAGTCTGGAGACTATTTAGAGTATGATGTATACTGGGAAAGTGGTCCTGGAAATATACAGATGGCTATGGATATGCACTCTTCTGCTGGTACGTTTCGTGATGCTGGTTTGGTCGATCAAAATGGATACGCTGCTCATCCAGGTAGCGATCTGTCGGCTGTAGCATATCAAAAATGGTACAGAAGAAGGATTCCAGCAACAACATTTAATCAAGGTAGCAGTATTGGAACAACAATATCATATTTTAATATTGTTACAGAGCCAGATACTAGTGGCACATACTACGCAAGATTTAAAAATATGGCAATCACTGATGGCAACGGCGTAGGGGTCGACGACAAAAATTCATTTAGTTTATTCTTTTAAGTTCGGCGCAAAATAGAGTTAACAAACCTTCCTATGCCCTAAACGGGCACTATCGGTTAGACTTCTCTATACTACGCATATAGGTTCTATGCCTATGGCAATTAGCACAAATCAACTCACATTTGGCTACCTCAGCAATAATCTCCTCCATTGTTTTATCTCTCATGCCTGTGCTGCTAAGTGGGAAAGACTTTTCAAATTGGGGAAGATGATCAAAGTCATAGACATATGGAGGATACTCAATCCCACAGTCTAGGCAAGACTTACCCTCTTTAAGATCATGCACATACTGGCGTTTGCTGCTTCTACGAAGCCTTATCGCCTGCCTTCTGCGTTCCTTATTGCGTTGGTGCCAAAGAGCCTTAAGGTGTGCAGTTCTTTCTTTTTGATTCATTCATCCATCTCAATCACACCTTTAGTGTCAAGACATAGTTTACATATCTCAAAGAACATAGTGCCAGAGGAGTCTATCCTATAATCGTAATCACATTCGTGTGGTGTATTACGCATTTCGTTAAACTTTTTCCAAGGTTCCTTCATGAAGTCATCTAGGCTAGACATTCTCATACTTTCTTTTATATTCATCATAGGTTACATAGCACTTGCCACAGGCTATCTCCCCACACTGCAATGACCATTCAAATTCATGGGTGCAGTTAATTATGATCATTTTCCAGAATCGGCTGTCTACTTGTCTATCTGTTAGAGGTTTCATTTGATCTCATGCTTTCTACGATATTTATCAGACATCTTGAATGCCTCATTCCTAGTAGCCCACTCCTGTGAAGAGTACACACCCAACTCTATGTCTAAGAAGCGCCACTTACCTGTTTTTTTATTGATCTCCACTTTTGTAGGAGATTGTGCTTTTTTATTCATATCCCTATTGTCTCAAAAAAAACGGGGGATGTCAAGTATAATAGACTAATGACCCTATTATATATACTATACAGTCCTGTGTATAAGGCTGTCAAAATAGGGATATCAGATGTGTCAGGTAGAAGGTTTGCAAGCCATAGGACCAAGGGTTGGATATTAATCAAGTATTGGTGGTTTTCCGAACGGGATAAGGCAAGAGCAATAGAAACCCTAGTACTAAGAACACTAAGGGAAAAGCATGGTTCTTTCCTAGATAAGGCAGATATGCCACAAGGGGGTTATACGGAGACATTTGATGCATCTAAAGTGACTAGAAAAGGCTTGATCCGTATGGTCAATAGGGCCATAAAGGACCTATCGTAATCTTTATTTGCCGTCGCATTTTGGACACTTGGATGTAGGGTTTGGTACCCCATAAGGTAGTTGATACATACCACCACAGTCAAAGCATAGGATGTTTAGCATTATCCACCCATCCGTATCTGTTGTAGATATGCCATGTAGTTTAGAAATATGAATAGGCCAAGCATTATAATGAGAAAAGGTTTCATGGTTTAATTATAGCAGTTATCCACACCCAATAGGCTAAAAATGTCATAGTTATCCACATGTTATCCACAGATAAATGTTACTGATTATTTAAATAGATAGTCTAGAAGTGGAGTGAAGTGGAGGATAGTGGAGTAGGGAGCGCTTTTAAAGAGGCGTTCGTAATCCCAAACCTCAAACCTTCATATCCCCAAACCTTCGAAGCGGGATTATATCACAAACCTTCATATCTGTCAAACCTTCATATGCATGGTTTGGGCATTATACATCGTAAACGATGGTTTGTCAAGCCCATTTTATGCAAAAAAAATATCCCCAAACCAGGGGAAAATTTGCCAATATCGTAATCTTTTTTATTAAAACTATTATGGTTTTTCTAGAAACCAAGGATAAATGGTTTGTTATTTACCATAGGGGTAATTGGGTATACTTTTGATCCCCGCTTGCAGCGTCCTTAACAGGATTATCAGTCATTTCTGGTGCGGGGGACTTAGGAAAGAAAGCCTTAAGAGTAACTATAGAATACAACATACCACATATAGCACCCATGGCTTTATCAAACTCTACAGAGTCATGAGGGATATCATGTCTATGAGATCTGTTCTCATACATCTTTGCAAAGTGGTGTGCCATGGTTTAATTATAACATGGTTTGACAAACCTTACAAACTATGGTATAAGTTCAGCAGGGGGAAAGTTTTAAGGGTTCGTAATGTCTAGGTTTGGGGAAATTATGGTTTGGATCGTAATGTCTTTATGGTTTGAGGTTTGACAAATTGATAAAAGTATGGCACGTGCCCTTTCGGGTCATTTTACTCCTGATTGTCCTGATAGTCAAATACATGCTGAAGGTCCTCAAACCCAATGTCCTCAAGTTGCATGGCTTCTAACAATAGGTCCCATGTCTCGTTGATGTACTGTTCTAAGTCAGGTGTATGGTTGATTATCTTTTCTGAGAATGCAAAGGCAAGCGGCAAACCAATGTCGTTGTACCAAATAAAATCTCTCCATTCACTGTCATCTTTCAATCCTAGCCAAACCTGACCCAAGATTAAAGCCTTGTTCTCAAAAGTTGTTGTGGGCATAATTTGTACCTTCCTTAGTTTCTTTGGCTGACTCTGCTATTACCTGTAATCTATTATACACGACATAGGGTTGGGACTTTGCCAAGTATTCCCCGACTAATTCCAAATCAACTCTGAGGTCAGAAACCATGTTGCCCAACTTCATGGCAACCTTTTCTTCCTCTGTGACTCGTCTGCTTATACGCATAGTTCTCCCTTGTATCTATTGTACCAAAAAGTAGGGGGAAGGGCAAGCCCCACGCCAGCCCCTCCCACCTGATTAATCTAGGTGACCCAATACCTAGATCTGCTCAACTAAAACTTTAGGAATGTAGGCATTGATAAACATTTGCCAGTCAACCTGTAGGTCCTTGCCTGCTTCATAGATAGTTTCTTTAGCAACATCGATGACTACCGTGGTTTCACCCAGTTCAAAGTTGGTGCCCTTGATTGCATAAATTCCAAACCCTGTTTCCTCTAGGACAGAATCTTGCATTAGATAACTAATCATCATACGGTTGAAGTAGGCATAGTCTTTCCACCTAGGCTTTGAATGCTGCAGGGCCATTGCTAGGTCCCGCTGCCATTCGGTCTCACCCCAGTGGCTATATAGAACTACATGGGCTTCATCCTCAACATCTTTAAATACATAGTTAATCCGTGCTCCCATTAGTTTTCTTCCTTCCAAGATACGATTGATAATTGGCTTAGTACTTCATTGAGCAGCGCCTCTTCATCTTCTGCCTCTGCTTCATATCTAAATGTCATGTAGTCACCTGTTGGCTCAAAGATAACTTCTACTTTAAATTCTGCCATTATCTGTTTTGTCCTGTAATCTCATAGCGAATAACTTCATAGGCATTTACGCTACCTTGACGATACTCGTCTGCTGAATAGTCACCTTTGGCATGCATTTCTTCTTTTATGTCTGCATGTAGTTTAAGTCTTTCATCTAAGAAAGCAATTAGTTCATCAATTGTTTTTATCATTGGGTCTCCTTTATTTGGGTTATTTCTTCAAGTGTAGCACAATGGGGGCATTTTTGCAAGTCTGCCTCATCAAAGGCATCTCTAATAAGATTATCAGGGTCCTCCATCTCAGTACCGCAGTTCTCACAGTAGTACCAATTATGACTGACCAAGACCTGAATGGTCGTGTTAGGTGGGCACGGCACCTCAGTGATAAAGTATCCTAGTCTATTTACAAATCCCCAGCCAGACCAGACATAGGACCCACCGTCGTCACCGTCCCCATACATCCAGATTTTGTCAGGGGATTGAGACTTAACAAACTCTACCTCATCACCATAGGTCTCAAACATAATGCCACCATCTCCATTGTCAAAGGAGGCATTATTGTCTATATGATTAACGATTGGTTTGTATTGCTCACACCACTCGTCAAAATCCATTTCAATAAAGTTATCCATTGTTCTTTGTCCTATCACTAATAGCAAACGATAGTTGGTATGTTAGGGCATATACCCATGATAGAGCGTCCATTTGGCCTTCCCAGTATTTACGCTCCATAGAATCCATTGCCTCTTCTGTATATTCTTCTTGCTCAACAGCGGCATTGTATTCTTTTTCAGCCTCAAGCATGAGGTTTTTAAGTTCACCGTGTAGGATGTCAGTTCCTGACTCTCCCATATCAATCAGTTTCTGTAGTCTTGGTTCTAGGGTTGTATTCATCATAGTTATATTCTACCCTCTAGCACTGACAAGAAATGGCGGGTAGCAATAAGTTCACCTGTATTATGCATGTCCTCAATCTCTAGGTCACGATACTCATCAGAGTCATAGTCACCCTCAAATGTGTCCATGAGGTTTTGTAGTTTCTCAGCGTCCTGTAGGAGACTAATCTCATGCAGGCGTACATATTCTTTGAATGTATTTAGGTCCATACTATAAAGTATACGGGTTTGAGTTGATTTTTACAACTTGTGGAGATGTGACTTCTATCACAGGCTGATACGCAGGGGATGAGCCAATACCAATAACCATTCCTCTAGCGCAAATACAGTCAGGATCTACCCTTGGTATCTCCAGGGCAGTGACCTCAATAAGAGCATCACAGTTAGTACATACATAGTCATGCTTAGTCCACATTATGAACATACTCCTTTGCCCACTCAGGTGCTTCACCTTCTACCCAATCTAATTTAACATCGAAATCTCCACCGCCTTCAGGCCATCCAGTTGTTACTACCAACTCTGTGCCGTCCTCAAAGAAGATTTGCTCAACAATTAAGCGATATGTGATTTCACGAGATTCTATTTTCATAAGGGTCCTTTCTTTGTTGTGTATGTATTAATTATAGCGGGGACCACTGACAAATTAGTCCTCTATGTATTCTACTAGGATTTGGTCTCTTACCTCATCATATTTAACAAGACTATCAATGTCCTCAGCAAAGCGGGTAACTAGATAATCAACCTTATCATTATCACTCATATCTTCAGGACCATAGAGTTCAAACCCTATATCATTAGACATGGCATCATCTAGATCTATAATCTGCTCAATAGCAATTCTAACTTTCATTAGTCCCCCTGATTAACTAAATAAGCACGAACTTCTTCAAGGGCATCAATAGCCTGTTCACATACAACAATCATATCTTCTCTAGTCATTAGTCAAAGTACCCTTCTGCCCATAAGCCCTTTAAGAACTCATCTGCTTTATCTAAACCAGCATGGATTCTAAGTTGTGTGCTTGGTACTGATTTCTTAGATAGGACAACAGCCCTAATCATTTCATCTAAATCATCAACGGTATAACCTAACATCAGTTCTCCTCATCCCACCAGTATTTGACTATTGTATTTAAGGTAGTGTGAATTGCACAATCACAATCCCCACCGTTCATATTTTCCATGTATTCGAGATGTGCCTCATTGTCCATGTACATCTCATTGACTAGTTCGTCAATCGTTCTCATTGTTTGGGTCATAGATTAATTATAGCGGAAGGGTCTGACAAATGCAATCCTGGGGGTTTTTTACAATGATCGTAAAGATTTTTTGGTTTGACATTTTGGGGATTTTTTTGATCCATCGTAATTTAATTTAAGATTGACATTTTTATGTCCGATTTGTACTATTTGTCTGCACGTGCAAATTTTATGCATTGTGTTGCATTTTTATTTATTGCGATCCGTACGGGACTTGAACCCGTGACCTCCACCGTGACAGGGTGGCGAACTAACCAACTATTCTAACGGACCGTGTGAGCAGTTTTAATTCTTACTCAGGAATTTTTTTAGTTATGCAATCTGCAAAGTGCTTTGCACAATTTTTAGCAAACGATTTTTTTCTGCATTGATAGCAGGGTCAAAACCACTTGCAGAAGCAAGGATAGATTCGTTAGAACCACCACGAGCAGAACGGTACCAATCAAGGCGTTCAGTTAGTGCATTGAAAGCACCCCAAGCATTACCAGCAATCATGCCGTTAAACTCGCCTGTGTAGATGTCATTGATAACATCAACCTTGTTTTCCCACTTCTTGAAAGCACCCTTAGAATCTTTTTCTGGCTTAGGGTATGCAGCAAGAATGATGTCGTTAAATTGCTTAGCATTAACTTCTGTTTCAATCATTGCTTTTGCCATAAGGTCAAAAGAATCCATGTACTTATGAGCAAGACCAAGAGTCTCACGAGCAACGGCAACCTTACCAGAAGCGGTCTGAGTGTGACGAATCTTGAAAGATTGCTTGACACCATTCTTTTTCTTAGTAGTGTTTAGTGCAAGGTTAAGAGTGTTAGCGCACACAACACGAACAGGTGTAATGCTTGCTTGAATAGCGATTGAGCCGTCATGTGATGTGTTGATAAGTAAATAAGTCTTTACCTTATCCGCAACACCGTTAGGGTCTAGGACAGTTTCACGCTCTAGTGCTAATGCACCGAATACAACACGACCACCCTTGATTGAGCCAGCCGTTTCCCAACGACCTCCGCCGTCTAGAATGTTATCGCCGAATGAGAATAAATCTTCATTCTGCATTACATGATAGCGCTCACCAACGACACCAAGAATGTCGGTCTGAGAGTTATCAGTAGGATTAGTACGCAAAACATACTGGTATGCCTTGTCGCTTGTTAGATGTGTAGGGGTTTCCAAATCTTCCAGACGAACATTCCAATTGTTTAGATTGGCAGCAGCAAGCATTTCGCTTGTTGTTTTTTCTTCTGTAAATACGGTACCCAATCCATGCCAAGCAGGTTCACGAAATGATGCGAATGAAGCCTTACCATTTTGTGATTCTAGTTCATGTGCCATGAGTTTTCTCCTTTTTGTTGTTGTTAATCTAAGTATACACCGACGGTCTGACAAATGCAAATCGGTATAGTTATACATGGGATAATTCGGACATTTCTTAAAGTGATCTTAATCACATGTGATCTTGATCATGTGGATAACCTGTGGATAACTTCTGCGCCACGTGGAATTTTTAAGGGAATTTAGGGAGCAGTTTAAAAACATGCTCAGGTTTATTAGTAGCCCCCTACTAAATATCTATTCTGTCAACACTGGATGACAAATAAGTTACCTCTTCACCATATGAGACTGAATCAAAATCAATGTCATGAATTGCATTCTGTGCAGATTCCTCATCACGAGCATTAACTGTAATTGAATATTGAACGGTTACCTCTAGTTCAAATTCTTTTGATAATTCAAAACCGCAAATGTTTGCAATTTCTTCTGCAGTGCTTTCATCAATGGTACCGTGCTCCATTGCTTCCAAGGTCCACTCTTGCATTTCGTTACGCATGCGAGAGCGCTCTGCAGCCTCGCCGTATGAGCGCTGAGTTACTGTTTGGATGTGCTCTTCAAGTTGCTGAATGCGCTTCTTGTTTTCTACTAATTGAGTTTCTAAAAACTCTCGTGTCATGTAGTGATTGTCTACTTTTGTTACTTGGTCCATGGGGGCCTCTTTCTGTTTGTTGGTTTACATTAATTATACTGGGTACCACTGACAATTGTCAAGGGCCCTTGCGGGGAGCAGTTTAGGATCTTACTCAGGATCATCATCTCAGGCATACCCACGCATCATGGCCTGGGGCTTAGCAGAGATGAAACTCCACTCTATTTATTTAGCCACGCATTTCTGTGGTCGTGGTTGAGTAGTTTAGCGACATACTCAGGTCGTTTATTATCTAATTATAGATAACGGGCAACGGCTTGATAAGTTGATGTGGAAACTGTTTCCTCATCTGTCATCTTTAGGATACGAATAGCATTAGAGATTTCCTCTTTCTGCTCACGATAGTTGTAGATAGACATTGACTCAAAATCCTTTACAGGCTCTTTAGGCAAGTCCTTCTCTGATACTGTGAGGTCGAAGTCAATGTTGAGTTGATTGTTCCAAGAACGGAAGTTAGTGCGGAAGTTTTCTGCCTTTTTGATGTTTGCTACCGCATAGTCAATAAGTTCCTTTTTCCACTTTTCGTGTTGCTTCTGATACTTTGCTTCATTTGCTTCTTGTGATGTGTAATTGACTTCTAGTGTAGCAAGTGCTTGCTCTAGTGCCTTGATTACCTTTGGTGTTGCGATTTTAACTGAGATTGCTTTCTGTCGTGCCATTGGGTCTGTTCCTTTTCTGTTTAGTTTGTTAGGGGGTTGGTTGAGCAGTTTGTATTCTTGCTCAGGAATTAGTAATTAGATTACTTAGCCGTCCAAGTTGTATAGCGAGCCTGTCCATTGACATCTAACTTAACACGAACATTTCCGTTAGCCTGTGGGTTAATCTCTGTGATTACACCTGTGACCTTTGACTTCTGTGTTGTGAAAGTATCGCCTACCTTGTAAGTTGCTGTTGCTACTGCCATTTGTTTATTTCCTTTTCTGTTAGAGGGTTGTTTTCGTTATACCTAAGTATAACATTTTGGGGATAAAAATGTCAAATCCATTTCTGACATTTCTCACAATGTGAGATTACTTAGATGTCTTAACCATAGCCAAGCGACGAGAGCCGTTTGCTAGTACGAGAGAAACTCTAGTAACCTTATTATTGATTGGTGAGAAACCTGCAATACGACCTGTAACGCCTGTCTTGCTTGTTGTGAACAAATCACCAATTTGGTATGTGTATCCATGTAGTGTCATTTGGGTCTTGCCTTTCGTTGTGGGGGTTAATTGCTTATAGTATAAGTATAGCAAAAAAATGTCAGAAATACCAATTTTGGGGGGGTTTTGGGGTGTGTCCTTAATCACATCTTAACGGCGTGTCGCAACTTGACAAATGAAAGATTTTGCCACGTGCACCCTTTCACTGATATGCAAAGAATAAAAAAATAAACCAAAACAAAAATACAATTTGCATTTTGCTCATACTATCTCATTTCTTAGTTGCAGAAAAAATTATGTCACTCTTAGAGTATACACAAAGTGAGCAAGAAACGCAAGCCGAGCCAGCCGATGAGATAAGTGGAATCTGTTTATTATTCTCAGGACACTTAGCAGCAGGGCGACCAATCATTTCTTTTACATCTGCTTGACCAATAGCAAAATTTTTAGCAAGGTATGCCATGCGAACACCGCTATTAATTTTTAGATCAACGGCAGTTTTAACATTCTCACTATCAGCAGAGAAGTACAAACTAAGATTAGGAATGTCCTTAAGGATAAGTGCAGCGCTCTTCACACGAGTGTATACCCAAAATTGAATGTCAGGGTGCTTATCAATAACTACTTTCCATGCATAAGCATAGGTATCGTTAAAGAAGTCGCCGTCCCAGTGGATACGGAATAGCATAGGTGCCTTACGCTTTACACAATCAGCCTTGAATTCTGTGATCATCTCATTAAGTAAGCGCACCATGGTTTCACCGTCTGCGTCTTTAAGCAATTCCCAATTGTGCAATAGATTTTTCTTTACTGTTGGAAAGACCTTTTCCAATTTGCCTGCATAGCAAACACTCTCGCAGACACTCGTTGCGCCAGGACATGAATAAGCCTTTCCTGCGGGTAGTCCGAATGTGTTAGCAATACTTGCTTGCTTTCCGTTAGGTGTGACAAGGTTAGCCACCTTTCTATCTTTTGAGCGTAGTAGTTTAGTCATGAGGGCCTCTTTCTTTCTTTAATTCTATCATGAGGGACTGACATTTTTTTCTGTCATATTTCTTTTTATTGGGTACGGCAGAGGCAGCATTGCTACGGCGTAGTTCCATTAGCCGTCTTAATTCCTCTTTATTTTTCTTCATGTAACAATCTTAGCATACAGGGGGAAAAATGTCAATTTCTTAAATGTGATAAATCTCACATACGACACACGTGCATTTTTGTGCGGGGAAGCACACAAAAATACTTTTAACTATTCTTCTTCAATAAAAACATACAACGGAATTAAATCAGTGTAAGCAAATTGAACAATTTCTTTTTCACCAAATTCGTTTTCTGTTTGTATGTCATAGTTATCTCCAGTGGAATCACTTTCAATAAAAATAACTTCAACAATGTCATCACCGATTTTAATTAAATCACCAAGCATTAATTGATCTGGTGTTAAGTTATCTGCGTTTATTAATTCCATGCTTACCATTGTATCACTCATTACTCTAACCCCAATCCTAATTCAAATCCTAAGTCTTCGTCATAGTCTTCAATGTTTTCTGGCAACCATGCATGAAGGTGGTGTTGCTCAATGATAGCCCATACTGGTGCAGCGGTTAAGCCCTTGTACAAAATACCATCAGGCATTTCAATAGTCTCGTCCCACAAATCCTCATGAGCAAAGTCAATAGCCTGTATGCATACTGGCACCATGCTTAGTGGTACTGGTGGATAGTGATTACCTTGTAAATGATAACCAATAGCCTGTTCAAGGCTTATGTCAATGTTTTCTGCTAAGTCTGTTGCAAAATTACTTCCCATTTACTTACCCCCTACAATTCCTGAGCGATACAAAATCTTTGTATGCATTTTGCCTGACGGCTCTGATAGATTAACTGTTCGGTATTCGTTAGCAAATCCGTGGTCTACAAAAGACTCAAAACTTTGCACGGCAGATAAAGCATCACTAAATCTACCAATCCAATTAGGCTTAGTCTCACTATCGTTAGTGCTAGTAACTGAGTATAGGTATTCGTTCATTATGCGTTCTCCTTATAGAATTCGTTCATTACTGTTTCAGCATACCATGTTGAGTATTCATTTTCAAGAGATACGCCCTTGTTGCACTCACAAAATTCTGAGTCAAATTCTCCATGACCATTACCCCAAAAGAGTACGCCTTCGTCATAGCAATCATAGCAATTCCAATTATTCATTATTATTCTCCAATCTTTACTGCAAGTATGCGGTATGTATCTTTTAGATTAAATACTGAGGGATAGTGAGGGCGAACCTGAACACGATAACTTTCGCAATCGGCATACCATACATCAGATTTTTCGGCTGAGATAATTTCTCCCGTAAGTGTACGGGACTTATAAGTTTTTCCTACAAGTAGGTTTTCTATTGTATAGACATTTGCTGACATGAGCAACCTCTTTCGTTTTTGTTATTAAATCTATCCTACCATGAGGGTCTGACAAATCTTTGTTATTTATTTTTTTCTTACTATGTAAGTCTAGCCTATTAGTCATAAATTATCAACCTACTAACGAGTAATCTTAAATAGTGAGACGCTCAGTGGGTGTGATAAATCTCACATCTTAAATGACCTGTGGATAAACTGGTCTGACCTGTGGAAAACGGCACGTGCATTTTTTTTGATGTGTTGAGCAGTTTTAGATCATGCTCAGGATTTTATTTTTATTTTAGAGTTGCAAGAAATTCTTGCGAGTCCATGCAAGCATCAAAAAATTTCTGTTCATCAAATCTTGGATTGTCAGAAGCAAACCACTCACTGAATTCAAAAATTAAATCTTGAAAATCACCTGAGTCGATTGTGTTAGAAAACTTTTGAAGAATTTTTGCAGTTTCAATGTAGTCTTTGCGAGTCATCATTTATGAACACACTCGCTTTCTATTTCATGACCAAACTCATCTACCAATTCCTCATAGATTTCATCCATGTAGTCTAAGTAATCGCTCATTATTCGGCCACCTTTAGAATTGCATAGGACCCACCCGCATTTATTTCATCAAGTGCAGGCTTTAGTGCAGGCGCTAACAATTCTTTTAGCATTCCCTCAAGCATTGCAATTTGCATTTCTTTTTCTAGTGCAAGCAGGCGCATTCCTACTGGATGAGTTTCGTCTACCTCAGTGATAAACTTTAGATTGTGTTCGATTTGTACCATTGTTAGTTTTCCTATTCTTAGTTTGGGTTTGTAAGTGTAAGAGTGCCACGAAGGACACCGCTAATTCCGAGAGTGTCGCAAGCGACTTTAACAGATACGCCAACAGGTAATTGTGTTGGGTATGTTGAGATAAATTGAGCAACCGCACCTTTTGAGGCAAGGTCGATTTTCTTTACAGAACCATTAAAGGTTTCTAGTTTTACAGTGTATGTCATTTATTGACTACCTTTCGTTTAATTGATAAGACTATCCTATCATGGGGGGCTGACAAATTGGGCACTTATTTGCTTAGGCTCACTGTGATACTCGTCACATTTATTTGCTAAGGCTCATTGCTTATTTATCTTTATTTAATTGTTATACTAGAAGTATAGCAAAGAAATGTCAAAAAGTCAAATCGACACACCGTAAATAGGGGAAATAATCGTGTGACCTTAAACACATTAGTTATACACACCCTGTGGATAACTTTTTGCCACGTGCAAAAAATCGCAGAGTTTTTATTTCTGCGATCCTTTTTTTATTTTATTCTTTTACAAAAGAGTAAAGTCCATAAAATAAACAAATAAAAGAAAACCAAAACAATGCGTTTCCACTTATAAAAAAGTTACTCATTTATTTTCCTCAATTTCATTTAGTAAATCCCAAAGTATTGGTTCTAACTCTAACGCAACTGCATCAAGTTTTTCTTGAAGTGTTTTCATTGTGATACCACCTCTACATGAAAAGCGTTAAACTTTTCTAATTCGTTTTCGCTAAGTGGGCGAAGTGTTTTGTTTAGAGCAAATACCGCCTCTAATTCACTATCCGATTCGCATACATACGAAACTAACACATTGTATTTAGTCATTATGCAATCTCCAATTCGTTATAGTCAATGACCTCAAAGTCATGTCGTTCTAGTGGCATAGCCTTTAGCCATGATAGGGCAGACTCAAAGTCCTCAGCCTCAATAGTGACCATTAGGTCAAAGTTAAATAGTGTCATTACTTTACCTCCTTGTATAAAAAGTCCCAAGCCTTACGGCATAACACGATAGACTTGCAGTTATCGCAACAGATAACCCCATGAGGGTTAAGGTCTACATCATAGACATCAACGCTTGCTGATGTTGCCCCACATACTGAGGGGATATTTACAAAGGTACTCATTTTCTAAGTCCTTCCTTTCCATAAGTGTTAATAAAATCAGGGAGAGCCATAACGCCCTTGTAGTCTTTACATCTTGGGCAAAATCTATTCCACCCGTCAAATAGTGTTATGCAAAATGCACAAATGTTATCCATAGCGCATAAGCCTTGTTCATCTATAAATTGCATAGTGTCGTTCACTTAGACACCTTCCAATCTGTCCACATAGGCAAACGCTCAGGGTCGGTATCGTTATACCAACGCTCAATGTTTTGTTCACAATCCATGCAGAAAGTGAATTGGTCATCTCCAATTTCGGAGATAGCAGAAACCATAGGGCTATGGTCTTTACATAGTGTGTTTAGTGTAGTCATTTTGACCTACCTTTCTTTAAGGGATTTCTTTACCCTTGTTTTTCTTTATACTGTAAGTGTAGCATGGGGGTCTGACAAATTGAGGGGTACAAATAGGATAAATCGGACATTGTGAGGTGTATCACATGAGATACAAGTCACATTTTTGGGGGGTATTATAACGATTTCATAACAATAGTAATTTTATCGGTGTGTCGACTTGACAAAATCGGCACGTGCTCGATGTGGTGTAAATCACATGCGACACGCCGTATAGGTACTTGACTTTTGGCAGGGTATGTGATAGGATACTCCTATAACAATTAAATAACAGGATAATCCATGTGGTACACATCACATGCGACACACCCGAAAAACAGGCTAATTTGTCAGTACCCTATGATAGGATACTAGGTATAAAGATTAAATAAAGAAAGGTCAGATAAATGACACTAGATGAATACAAGGCTTATGTAGAAGCCCAGCGCAAGGAAAGCCTAGCGCAAGCCCTAACCCTACTAAAGAAAGGTGCTAACAAATGAGCACACTAGAAAGAATAAGAGCAGAGCAACAGGCTCGCTATGCTATCCAACGAGAGAAGGATAAGGCTAAGATAGAGGCTATGTTTGCTAGTCACTCTCGCCCACTAAATAACCAATACCTTTTAGAGAAAGAAGAAAACTAATGAACCCTTTTACATACATCATTGATTTATTAGATGAATACGATTACATGGGGCCAATCGGTGCCTTTGTTGGTGTTGCAATAGCAATCATCACCGCTTTTGTTATTGGAGGTAACTAAATGAAAAGCAATTTTGAGATTACACAAGAGATTAACACTCTTGCTAAAAAGCACTATCAAGACATGGACTTAGCGTTCATGTGGGGTTGTGCTCAAGCATTACTATCAACAAGTCAATTAGACATTATTCTTGGAATACTAAAAGAGAAAGAGGTCGCATAGTGAACGCTATGTACGCACACACCTGCGAGTTTTGCGGGGATACAGGTATCATCATTTTCTCTGAGAAAGAGACCCGCATAGACCCTTGCAAATGCTAAACAAATTGCAGGCACTAGTGCTAAACTAAACCATGGTACTAGTGCTTGGGGCAATTGCATGGAGATCGTAGCCAATAAATCGTAGCACTATGGGCGCACTATTTTTTTGTGTGTATTTTCTGTATAGTATGTATCATACATCTGGACAAAATATTCAGATTTTAGGCTATTTGGGTTTTACAAAATTTTTCAGAATTATGCTATAATGGTTTAATGACTGAAGACACATATAAAGGGAAAAACTGCTGTTCTGCATGCACATGCACAAACCCTCATCAATCAAAACCACAAGTTACAGAGGAATAAAATGGGAATCCTAGACAATTTAGAAAATTCCTGGGACATAGAAGTCAGACCAGAACCAAGCAATCCAAAGTTTGAATCAAGTCCATTCCCAGTAACAGACAACATGGGAAGAGATCAGTTCTGGATAGAAGATCAAAACCTGGCTGTAAAATTATTTTCAGAAACCTGCTGCAGAGATTGTAGTTGTAAAAATGGATAGCGATCAACAACAACTTACTCCAGAACAAGTGCAAGCAATATTATTATTTAAGATTGAGCAGAAACTAAGGTTTTATATTGCAAACCAAGTTGAGTCAAAATTTCACGGTATGTATCATAACGCATCACACGATATAGCACAATTTATCCGCAATATGGCTTAATCTTGTACTAACTCCCACATATTGATATCTACAAACCCATAGCGAGATAGATCTGCTAACTCTTCAGTGTCTGCTTCAATAACAAGTCGCACATTGGACTCAATGTCAAAACCTGGTTTGTACTCCGTCTTGGCATTCTCCAAATAGGTTTCTTTAACCTTCTCAAGAATCGGACGGTATTGATATTTAGGCAATTACTCCACCATCTTTTAACATATCGTACATATTGCTAAGAATAAGTTGAAGGCTAGGCTGACTTTGTGAAATTTGTGATTCTGTATCTGATTCGCTCATTCCAGCCTTCTTGCATAATTCTCTATTATCAGCATTAATGCTAAATAGCATCATGTCGACTACTTCTTCTTTTGTCATACCCATTCCTTTTCTTGGTCGTAAGTTACAGAATACTCTCCTGTAAATATCTCTGCATAAGAGATGATATCTCTATTATACCGTATAAGCGTTTCTATGCCAACTTTGTCACATACATACTTCATACCCTGGACTAATGGCTCAAACTTCATCCCCTGCCCCTCTAGGGCGTTATTAAGGGTATCTATGTAACGTGTCTTGCCATAACGCTTTGATGTAAATGATTGATCAACATAGTCAAACCTTGCTTGTGCATCATTCTTTCTTGCAATGTCCGAATTGTCTATTATGTACTTTGTTGCAGGATGATCCATCCGTGTAGACCAGTTTCGCATGTTATCGCTGTACTTCTCCATGTTCTTGAGAGTTGAGTCAGCGAAAGCCATGCGTATAAGGTCTTGTTCGGATAGGTCAGCCTCTATTGCGAACGAAATCAAAAAAGCGGTTGCGAAAGGAAACTTGTCGCTATATGTCGAAACGCCGAAGTGCACATTCGGATTAAACGACTCGACTGACATATTATCTTCTAAGAGTCGCATATGGTTGCCGAGAGACACAAACTCTTGTCGATTCATATCACAATCGACGAACAAACATTCTTCTGGATTGATCCCGTCGGCGAGACATAAAATATTTTTGTCATAAGAACCAACTATTTTCGAACCGTTAAAACGCTCTAGTAATTTTGCGGACATAAAACCATCCATGTCAGGGGAAATAATTAAATTCTTAGAATGCTCTAAGGTTTCAAGTATGGCTGTTTTCATTTTTGTAAAATACTCCCCTTATAATAATCTAGTTATGACAATCCAGGACTGGGCTTCGTTAATCGTAGCAATACTTACAATTGTATCATCAATCGGCTTGTCGATCAAGTGGTTAGTAAAACATTATCTTAGCGAACTTAAGCCGAATTCTGGATCATCGCTAAAAGACCAAGTTAATAGACTTGAAAGTGCTCTAGACGAACAAAAAAATGATTCACAAAGATCCAGAGATCGCCAAGAAAAGAAACTTGACGAAATGTATCAGATTTTGATTAAGCATATTGCTAAAGTTGATAAAGAATAATTTTCCTATATACTATATATAAAGATAGTTTTTAAAACTATAAAGATAGTTCTTTTTTCTTATATATTTAAAGTATACACTATCCCTAATCTGGCTAAAATAGACTTATGGTAACAAATCGGACATTCTTTATTATAACAATTTGATAACTTTAAATATCATGTCCGTTTTGTACCTTTATGGTATAATTTATTATTGGCTAATGCCTTGGTTTGTCCTATACCCACCAACCTTGGTATTAGTCAATTTTTATGGTATAATCACAGTATGCCTATTCATTCATCCCTGACTTTTGGTGCTGATCCAGTAACCATGCAGTGGAGTGTTGTCAGAGGGGATACTGCTACTTTAAGAGTAGAGTTTTATGAAGACAATGAAGTAGATTATTACGATACTTCTGGATGGATTTTTAGAGCAACCGCTTATGATCAATCTGGTAATGTTCTAGATGCCCTTGAATGTGAGCCTAGCGAGGGATTTGTAGATATTACAGCATACCCATCGGTTACAAAAAATTGGGGATCTAAATACTCTTCAATCGTGGCTCAATTACCATTTGATGTCCAGGTAACAATTCCAGAATTAATAGAAGACACAGTTTGGACTCCTGTAATTGGAACCATACATGTATTAGGCGACATTACACCAGGGGGTACACTATAATGGCAGTTATTAAGATTGTTCCAATGCCAGGCGCAGTTGGAGACAAGGGAGACGAAGGAGCCGTAGGCCCTCAAGGTCCACAAGGAGCACAAGGTTTGCAAGGAGTGCCAGGTGCTGATGCACTATGGAGTTACAATGGCCAATGGCAGAGCAATGCTTCATATGCCGAAGGTGATGTCGTAACTTATCAGGGACAACTGTATTACACAAAGTCAGTTACAACTGCTGGAACACTTCCAACCAATACTACTAAGTTTGATTTAATTGCATCAAAGGGTGCAGATGGACAACCAGGTACAAACGGTACAAATGGTACAAATGGTGCAAATGGTGCAGATGCACTTTGGAATTACACGGGAGAATACAGTAGCGGAGCATCATATGCCGTTGGAGATATAGCAACATATGACGGACAACTTTGGTATCGCTACAACGCTAATGGTGGAAATGTTGGAGACACTCCTTCCCCAGGACTTTGGAATTTATTAGCAGCAAAGGGTGCAGATGGTTCTGGTGGAACAGCAAACACTGGAGATATAACTTTTGATGGTGTAAAAATTATTGGTACAGGAACAGCATCTGGTGATGGATCTAATAGAGGAACAATAGACTTAGTTCCAGATGCAGATTTACTTACAAATCAATATCATGAAGATCAGTATTTAATTGTTGATCCTACCGCACCAAACCACATTCATATTCGTGCAGGTGGAACACAAGATGCTTCTGCTGCAGACCTATTTCTTGGCGGAGAAAGAAACAATGTTCGTGTTTCAGATGGCGGAAGAAGTGTAAGTGTTAGCACAAGACCAAATACAGTTATTAACACATATACAAATCAAAATACAACAAGTAACACTTCTTTTGTAACAAGTAATGCATCAAGTATTTATATAGGGGATACATTATTTTATGTAGGCGGAGATATAGTAACTGTTGATTCAATTACGCAGGACTCACCAAGTGCTGGTCTACAAACTATCACAGCAAACTTAAATGGAGCACCAGCCTCATTTGTTGCAGGAGAACCGCATATATTTAGCCATGAAGAAGAATGGAATAACTACTGGCAGTTTACCCCAGATGGAACTCTTTCAGGACCATCAATGGGTGGACTTAAAGTTTTAGGTTTATTAAATTCAGGTGATAATGATCTTGGTCTATATGCTAACGATGCAGACATATATCTACAGGCTTCTTCTGGAGCAGTAAATATTGCAGCGCCTGAAGTTACCATTACTTCAAATGCCGTTCCTTCTTCAGTAAATATCAACACATATAGTGGTGCAAAAATTAGTAGCGCAAGAACATCTGGCTATTCTGATGCAGACAAAGTTGTAGCAACACTTGGAGATTTACCAACGGGAGCAACAGGAACATTTGAAACTCCAGATAGTAAATTAGTTACAGTTACTAATGGAATCATTACATCTATAGAGTCACTTACTTAATATTGTGAGATAATATCACTATGGCTGTTTCTAAATCTATGGACTTTCCAGGTGCAAAAAAATCTTCGTATGCTGCACAAGTAGAACAAAGTCAAGCATCTCCTACTGTAGATAGTGCTCTTTCATTTCTTCCAGTCCCTGGCCCAGTTGGTCCACAAGGACCTGCAGGTAGAGATGGTAGAGATGGAAAGCAGGGACCTGAAGGACCAGAAGGAAAACCAGGTCCAAAAGGAGAAAAAGGTCCAGCAGGTAAAGACGGACTAAGTTCTTTGTCATCTTCAGGACAGCAAGCAGGATGGGCATCTTATACAAATACAATTACTAAACCAACAAAACTTGGAGTGTCTCAAGGAAATGATGGCTGGGTAACACTTTTATTAGATACAAAAGACAAAGAGCAAAATGAGACATACCTTCCTAAAGGTTGTACCAGCCTTTGGAATAGTCACCAGAGAGCCCTAAACTTCCACGGTATAAAAGAAGGCTCCCAAATATTCGTAACATACAACTTTGAACTAACTACCTATACAGCCAATACTGAGGTTTGGCTAAGGACATATTTTGCAAGCAAGGATCAAGAGTTTGTGCAATTAGTAGGGTCTTTAAAGTACCAGAATGTATATAACCTTTCAGTCACCCAAAACATATTTATTGAAGACAAGTATATGTGGGGAAATGGTGCAGTTCCACAACTTAGAACAGACTTTGATGCCTCCGTAATCTTCAATTCTGTCTACGTCAGCGTGGTATAATAAAACCATGGCATTTCCAGCAACCTATGACTTTAACTACTATAAAGGTGATACCTTTGAGTTTCGTATCTACCCGAAAAAGAACGATGGAACGGTTTTTGACCTAAGCGCTTTTTATATTCCAACAAACTATGCCAATACTCCAGATGATGTAACTGACTCATCTGCACCATATGATAGTGCTCAATTTACTATTGCAGAGGTTCGTGGAGCAACAAAAATTGTAAATAACCTTCCAGTTGCAGTAGTGCCAATTAAATGCTTTGCTAGGGTGTCAGATGATAATACTTTTGTTCAGTGTGCAATCAGACCAGCAGAAGGAAATCAACTTGTTGCTGGTACAGAATATGTCTATGACGTTGAAGTTAAAAAGCCAGCAGGGTTATCAGGTAGCGGACAATACGAAGTTGTACAAACACTGCTAACAGGCAAAATAACAATTACAGATCAGGTTACAGGCGCTACGTCTGCAACATCAGGTGCGTAATGGCAGACATACTTTTATCAAATGACGACTTAACCGTCTTTGGTGGACCAGAAACAATCAGTCTTGATTTAGATATAGGGCCACAGGGTGATCGTGGAAGTCTTATTATTGCTACTCTTGGAGATCCAAGAAATGCTACAGTGGCCTCGTATATAGTTCAAGATGTTCAGGCTTTAGACATTGCAATAGACTCAAACCCTGCCTCTTTAACATTTAAAAATATTTTTCAATTAGTTTCTACACCAAACGGATTGCAATGGACTCCATTAGTTAGCCTTAAGACAGACTTCTACTCTTCTACTAAAACAGTAACTGCTGCAAACGGAAAACTTACTATACCCCCAATCAATGTAACAGATATTTATTTGTTTCAAGATAATACAACTGTAGACTCTTCTAATTTTAGTGTACAGTACTCAATATCATCCCCAGATTCTGGCGGTCCCTTGGCAACAACATTAGTAGTAAAAGAGTTAAGCACTAGTTCAGGCTTTTTAGCGTTACCACTTGAAATAAAGGGTGTAGAATATGATGGAACAAACTGGGGACCTATAACGGGAACCAAAAACGTCCACTTATTTATTACAGTGGTATAATGAAAAAGGGTGATTTATAGTGGCAGAAGAGAATATTGATAACACCGTTAGTGGTAGCGGACTCTTCAACACCAAAATCCCAGGTTTGTCAGATGCAGCGGATATTCAGGCAGCGTTAAGGCTTTATCACTACGGAACATATACATATGATGGTGCAAATACAGATCCATCAGTTCTTCCTATTCCTTCTATGGCTAAGCACCTTCAAAACCTTGTAGACGCAGATGCTGCAGAGATAGTAAACAGAAATGCTGCAATTGCCACACATAATGCAGCCACAACAAATGTTCACGGAATATTAAATACAGCAAATCTTGCAACAAAAGCATATGTAATTGATGAAATAAATAATTTTGCTGGAGGATACCCAGACCTAGCAGGAGCAGGTATTGACTGGAATGGTGTTGATGAACAGTTTGACATTGAGCCAAGAATTGTAAATTCTGGAACATTAATAACAAAAACATCTGATTTTATATTAGCGTCAGAAGATGTTTCTAAAACTATAATTTTAAACGCATCTTCCCCTATCACATTAACTGTTCCGCTAAATTCTTCAGTAAATATTCCTATTGGATATCAATTTAATTTAATTGAAGTAGGACTAGGAAGAACAACCTTTTCTCCAGTTTCTGGAGTCACAATACATAGTAAAAATTCACAAATGTACATTGACTCACAATATGGCAAGGCAACACTTTTAAAAATTGATACAAATTCTTGGATTGTCTATGGAGATATTTATGAGGGATCTACATCTTCTCCAACACCAACTCCAACTCCAACACCGACTCCAGCACCAACTTCAACTTTAACCCCAACACCAACACCAGTCCCACCATATTTCGTTCCTCCATTCTTCCCTCCATATTTTGTACCTCCATTCTTCCCACCAGACTTTACGCCTACAGCAACTGCAACCCCAACGCCTACAGCAACTGCAACCCCAACACCCACCGCAACTGCAACCCCAACGCCTACAGCAACTGCAACCCCAACGCCTACAGCAACTGCAACCCCAACGCCTACAGCAACTCAAAGTAATGCTTACTGGTATACAGGTTGTTGTTCAACAACTGGCGCACAGGTTACAGGTTTGAGCAGTACAGAATTTACTGCAGCATATAACTCTATGATTGGTCAGTGCGTTGGAGAAGTTACAAACCAGCAAAGTGGAAATTATGGAACCATTCCAACAGTAAACTGTTCAGGACTTACCTATTGTCCTTCACTAGGGTATAACGTACCTTCAAGTGGCTACCCAGGTAACTGTCCAGGTGCCTCACCAACAGATCCTACAGCAACACCAACTGCTACTCCAACACCAACTGCTACTCCAACACCTACAGCAAGCCTTACCTACTGCCCTTCACTAGGATATAATGTTCCAACAAGTGGCTACCCAGGTAACTGTCCAGGTGCCTCACCAACAGATCCTACAGCAACACCAACACCAACGCCAACACCTACTCCAACCCCAACAACCACCGCAACTGCAACCCCAACCCCTACTGCAACTGCGACACCAACACCTACCCCCGCTCCAGTACCTCTAACCTACTGCCCTTCACTTGGGTATAACGTACCTTCAAGTGGCTACCCAGGTAACTGTCCAGGTGCCTCACCTTCACCAACTACAGCACCACCTTACTTTGTTCCACCGTTCTTCCCACCTTACTTTGTACCTCCATTCTTCCCTCCATATTTTGTACCACCATATTTCGTTCCACCTTTCTTCCCGCCTGACTTTACTCCTACATCAACACCAACTGAAACCCCAACCCCTACCCCCGCTCCAGTACCTTTAACATACTGCCCATCACTAGGGTATAACGTACCTTCAAGTGGTTACCCAGGTAACTGCCCAGGGTTTAGATTTGATGCAAATATAATAAATATGTAATACCTTGGTTGCATAACAAAATGTAATCGTGTATAATAGAATCAACTATAAGCAAGGGGAAGATATGTCAAAATCAAGGTGGGAAGAATACAAAGAAAAAAATCAAGGCATTGTCTCTGATCTTTCAAAAGAAGATCCTTTAAAAAGGTTAAGCATATGCAACTCGTGCGAGCACTTAATAAAATTAACAAAAGAATGCAAAAAAGACAAATCTTTTGTTCTTGAAACGGTAAAAATAAAAGAACAGCAGTGTCCAATAGGAGCCTGGTAATGCATAAAGAAGAACTTGCTCCTGGAATTGCATTATATAGCGACGTAATTCCTTCTTATAAAGAATTGATTGACAACATAGAGGACTCAACAACGCTTGGCACAATAAAATGGGGTAATGCTGAAGTTCACTCAGACGATAACAATACTTTAAAGAAAGATACAAGAGACACATCTGTTATAGGTGTGCCATACAAGACAAACCTTTTAGAGGGATTCCCATATCCAGGCTCTACATTTGATACAATTCTTTCATCTTTATTTTTTGAACATTTTGATCCAATAGAAAAAGATTATATAGGAGACTATAACTCAATAGTTGATTGGCATGACTCTTATGGAATTTTAAAGTATGGAAAAGGACAGAAGTTTATAAATCATATAGATGATAGTCCTGCTGCTACAAGAAGAATATCAACAGTCTATTATTTAAACGATAACTATTCTGGCGGAGAAATAAATTTTCCTAGGTTTGGAATAAAATTAAAACCAAAAGCAAATCAAATGATTCTGTTCCCATCTAGTTTCATCTATAACCATTCTGTAGATCCTGTTATTGATGGCATAAGATATGCTATAGTTAGTTGGTTAAGATGAGCCTTGAAGAATATAAAGAAAAAAATGGGGTTACTCCATTTGATTTAATAAATCCAAAATCTCCTAGATCTTCAGAAGACTTAAAAAAAGAAAGAATGAGTATTTGTAATGATTGCCCAGAACTGATAAAGTTGACTACACAGTGTAAGCAATGTCATTGCATAATGTATTTAAAAACTACTCTTGAAGAAGCAAAATGTCCATTAGGAAAGTGGTAAAAATGAAAAAAGAAGAAATAGCACCAGGACTAATAGTCTATAGCGATGTAATTCCAAATAGTTTAAATCTTAAAAATGACATAGAAGAAGGAGTTGCATCCTCTGGTCTTTCTTGGTTACCAGCCTATGTTGCAGAAGCAACCAATGATGCAAAGGTTAATTCAAAAACAAGAGACACTGATTCTATAGGGATTCCATATAATGGTGGAGTAAAAGAACTTTCTGGAAATGTTTTGTCAGAAATTTTCAAGACAAGTCTAGGAAACATATTTTTTGAACATTTTCATCCAGTAGAGCAAGACTACATGAGTTCTTATGGCATTGGGTGGGGATGGCATGATGAGTACAGTGTTTTAAGATATGGAAAAGGACAACACTTTACAAATCATATAGATGATCATCCAAATTACCCAAGAAGAACATCAACTGTTTATTATTTAAATGATGATTACGAGGGTGGAGAAATAAATTTTCCAAGATTTAATATAACCTTAAAACCAAAGGCCAATCAAAAGATAATCTTCCCTTCAAACTATGTGTTTAACCATTCTGTTTCTCCAGTAGTTTCTGGAACACGATATGCAGTAGTAAGTTGGCTATTCTAATATGAAAAGGAAAATATAATAAAATGAAAGAAATGTTAGTTATAATTCCATCAAGGAATAGACCACAGGCAGTTGCAGAAATAACTGAGTCTTTGATGGAAAAATCAATAGGAGTAGATATTTGTTTTGGATTAGACGACGATGATACTTCTGAGTACACGTATGTTCCAGGAGTTATATATGAAAGAAATCCAAGAGTTTTAATGAATGCAACAAATAATATACTTGCAAATAAATATGCTAACAGTTATAACTTTATCTGTTTTCTAGGTGATGACGTTAGACCAAGAACATTTGCTTGGGATAAGATACTTATAGAGCCATTGAGAAATAAACCTGGAATTTCTTATGCAAACGATCTAATCCAAAAAGAATTTTTACCAACTCATGTTGCCATGTCATCAGAAATAATAAAGTCTCTTGGTTTTATGGCACCACCCGTTTTAAAACATTTATTCATGGATAATTTTTGGCTAGATCTTGGTAAAGCAATAAACTCAATACATTATTTTGAAAATGTTGTACTTGAACACTTACACCCAGCATTAGAAAAATCTTCTGTTGACCAGGTATACCTAGAGTCTTGGGGTCTATTTGAACATGACAAAAATGCCTATGAAAAATACAAAGAAACAGACTTTTTACAAGATGTCGAAAAAATTATGAAGATGTACGAAAATCTTAATGATATGTCGTAGAGTTTTTTAAATGGACAAGATATATGTTTCTATTGCCTCTTATAAAGATAAAGAGTTAGCAGATACTGTTTTTTCTATTTTGCGTCGTGCAAAAAATCCAGAAAGAGTTTTTGTTTCAATTTTTTCTCAAGATGAGACTCACCCACAATTAGAAAATATCTTTAGTTTGTTTGGAGTGCAGAATTTTTCTTATGAAAAGGTTCATTTTTCTGAAGCAAAAGGTGTTGGTTATGCAAGAAAAAAAACACAAGAAAAATTATCTTTAGATTTTAAATACTATTTACAAGTTGACTCACACACAAGATTTATACAAGACTGGGATAGCGTATTAATTTCAGAGTATACACAAAGTCAAGATTTTTGGAAGGTTCCAATAATCTTTTCATCTTATCCACTTCCCTATACATATGATAAAAATGGAAATGAAGTGATTACTGCAAGAGACAAAGCAAATTTTGTAAGTATTAAGCCTATTGAAGGGACTATGCTATATAAGGCAGAATATGAGGAAAGATCTATATCCAGATATGGAGAACTTCATGGTCACTTTTGTGCTGGATTTGTTTTTTGCTTGTCTGAGTATATGCTTAGCGTTCCATACGACCAGAGGATTTATTTTATTGGAGAAGAGCACACAATGTCTGTTAGGTTTTTTTGTAATGGAATTTATATTATTGCTCCACAAAGATCTTATGTTTATCATCACTACTATGGAGTTCAGACAAGAGAAAAACATTGGGAGATAGATCCTAATTGGGGAGATTATGAAAAGGCTAGTTTTGATAGAATAGCAAAGTTTTTTTTGTTTGAGGAACTTGAAGGTTATGGTATAAAAGATAAACCAAGATATGAATTATGGAAAAATAGATTTGTTGTTGAAAGTGAAAATATAAAAGAGTTGGGATAGCAGTCATATTCTGCCAGCCCAACCCTTTTTGTGTATTTACATTATTTTGGAAATTTGTTCATCCAAAACTTAGTCCTTGGGGTAATACCCTTCCATGAGGACCAGTCTTCTCCACCATTTGTCATGTAGTATGCAATCTCTGCATTCTTAACGGGATTGAATAGTTCAGCGTTAGAGTCAAGATCAAACTTGGTTCTACGATCAGGACCAAGGGTATCAATCATATTGATTTGGAACATACCATAAGATGAGTCACCAGTTTTGTGGTTGCCATTAAAAGCCAATGGTCGTCCATTAGACTCTTTCTTAGCCACTGCCCAAGCAACTACAAGGTCTTTTCCCTTGAAGCCCACTAATGAAAGCAGTTCCTTTAGTTCTAAATCAGTCAGAGAAACCTTATTCTCAAAACTCTCTAACTTTTTAGCCTTAGAAACCAAAAAAACCTCTTTCGAGGCGGTTTCCAATGTCTGAGCCTGTTCTATGCTCAAGTTGTTTTTAGTATCAAGACCTGAGTCAGCATTGGCTCCGTTCGACAAAACAGTTACTAATGCTACGATACTGAGTGTGCTAATGATCTCTTTGTTTCTTTCGATAAATTTAATCATAGTTTCCTCCTTAGAAAACAATAACACCCTGGTAGGTGTTACTACCAAGTATA